AAAAAAGCAGTAAATAATATAAAAAACTCAAAAAAATTAGAAGCTACTGTGGAAAGTAAAACAGCTTCTAACATATAAAACAACTTAGGTTAATTCTATATATATAAGTATAACACAAAATATAGAAAAATGCAAATTAGAAAAGAGGGCTGATATGGAAGGATGGGTTTGTTTATATAGAAAAATATTAGAAAATCCTATAATTTGTAAAGATAGCGATTATTTTGCTGTATGGTGTTATTTATTATTATCAGCCACACACAAAAAAACGAGTGCGTTGTTTAAAGGTAAAAAAATTGTATTACTACCTGGGCAATTAATTACTGGTAGAAAAAGTATAGCAAAAAAATTTAAGATTGATGAAAGCAAGGTGCAAAGAATTTTAAAAACGCTTGAAAACGAACAACAAATTGAACAACAAACAAGTTCTCAAAACAGGCTTATAACAATAATAAATTGGTATCAATATCAAGAAATTGAACAACAAAATGCACAACAAGTGAACAACGAATGCACAACGAGTGAACAACGAGTGAACACAAACAACAATGAAACAAATAATATATATAATAATATACTATATACGCCAGAGCAAATTGAAGAAGCAATGTTTGGAAAGAGGTTTGATTAAAATATGAATATGAAAGAATATATAAAAAGATTAAAAAAATATTTAATTGTAATATGTGAAAAATATGAACTACAAACAAGCATAAAAAAAGAGGGGGAAAACAAATGAAATGGACTAATGGAGAACTAGTTGAAATATATGCAAATGCATACGACAACATACAATTAGCAATTGATGAACTAAATGAAGTTGATGAATATAAAGAAATATTAGAAACACTAAAACAAGCAAAAAGCAAGTTAGAAGAAACAGTTGAAAAATATATGCAAGCTTTTAATAGAGAATGTGATGAGGAACTAGAATATCAAAATTTAGAATATGAGAGGAGTAAAATATAATGAATGATTTAATAGTTATAAAACAATTGCCTATAATAGAACAACAATTAAAATCAATAAGTAGTGATATAGATAAAAAAATTGAAGAAATTTCAAAATTGGAAGTAAATGAAGAAACAGTAAAAGAAGTTAAAAAAGCAAGGACAGAATTTAAAAAAGATTTTAATGAGTTAGAAGAAAAAAGAAAAGAAGTTAAAAAGAAAATAGAAGAGCCTTACAAGCAATTTGAAGAAATATATAAAACATATGTTACTAATAAATTTACTAAAGCGGATAATGACTTAAAAATAAGAATAGATACTATAGAAAAAGATTTAAAAGATAAAAAAGAAAAAGAAGTAAAAGATTATTTTGAAGAATATAAGAAAGCTAATAACATTGATTTTATAGATTATAAACAAATTGGAATTAAAGTTGGGCTAAGTGACAGTATGAAATCTTTAAAAGAACAAGTAAAACAATTTATTGACAAAAGTGTAGATGATTTAAAATTAATTGATACACAAGAACATAAAACTGAAATTTTAGTTGAATATAAGCAAACACTTAATGTAAGTAATGCTATAACAAGTGTAAATAATAGATTTAAAGCAATTGAAGAAGAGAAGAAAAAACAAGAGCAAAAAAAAGAATTACAAAAATTTATCGTAGATACTGCAAAAGAATCAGATAAATATAGTGATAAGCAAGGAATCCTACAAACACCTGTTGTAGAAGAAAAACAATATACATTAAGATTTACTGTTAAAGCAACCAAAATAAAATTAGTTGAATTAAAGAAATTTTTAAATGATGGAGGTTATATTTATGAGTAATGAAAAACAAGAAATAATGGTTAAATATGAAATTGATGGACAGGAGATAAAATTAACACCAAGCATAGTGCAAGAGTATATAGTTGGAACAGATGCAAAAATTACAATGCAAGAATTTAAATTATTTACAGAACTTTGCAAATGTAGAAAATTGAATCCATTCTTAAGAGAAGCTTATTTAATAAAATATAAATCAGGACAACCAGCAAGTTTAGTAGTAGGTAAAGATGCAATTTTAAAAAGAGCAGTTCTAAATTCAAATTACAATGGAATGAAAAGTGGAATTATAGTTCAAAAAGAAGATGGAATAATAGAGGAAAGAAAAGGTTTATTTTATATACCAGGTAAAGAAATAATCGTTGGAGGATGGGCAGAAGTTTATAGGAAAGATTGGGAACATCCAACTTACTGTAGTGTAAGTTTTGATGAAGTAGCACAAAGAAAATCGGATGGAAATTTAAATAGCAACTGGGCTACTAAAAAAGCTACAATGATAGAAAAAGTTGCAAAAGTTAGGGCTTTAAGGGAAACATTTGTTGAAGATTTAGCAGGAATGTATGAAGCAGAAGAAATGGATACCCCACCAACAAAAGATGTTACAGAAGTAGTTGAAGTAGTAGAACAGGTTGAGCCACAAGAAGAAATAGAAGAGGAAGTGTCTATGAGTGAATTATAATATCATTTCTAGTTGCAGTAAAGGGAACGCAACTGTAATAAGAGATATTATTTTAATAGATTGTGGTGTGAGTTTCAAGCAATTGATTAAGGTATATAAAAATCTAAAAATAGTACTTTTAACTCACATACACAGAGATCATTTTAACAAGGTAACTATAAAAAAGTTAGCAGAAGAAAGACCCACGTTGAGATTTGCTTGTTGCAAATGGCTATTTGAAGAACTTATAAAGTGTGGAGTAGATAAGAGAAACATAGATGTGCTAGAAATAGGAAAAAAGTACGATTATAAACTATTTAAGATAGTACCTATTAGATTATATCATGATGTACCACAATGTGGATATAGGGTGTTATTTGAAGATTATAAAGTAATATATGCAACTGATACCAAAACATTAGACGGAATTAGTGCAAAAAATTATGATTTATATTTAATAGAGGCTAATTATACAAAAGAGGAAATGGAAGAAAGAATAAGAATAAAACAAGAGCAATATAAATATGCTTACGAATTTAGAGCTAAAGAAAATCATTTAAGCAAAGAAGAAACAGACCAATTTTTACTTGAAAATATGGGAGAAAATTCAAGGTATGTTTATATGCATCAACATATAGAAAAATAAAAAAACGGCACTTTTATACGTAGCAACATAGTATGAGAGTGCTGTATATTTTAAAAGAGGTGTAATATGAAACTACAAGGAAAACTAGCAGATATAAGTATAGATTTTGAAACAAGAAAACCAAAATTAACATTTTTAATAAATAATCAAATAAGTAGTTTAGAAGAAATAGAAAACGTTGAATTATTAGATATAGAAGCTAAGAAACATAGAAATAAAAGGTCGCTAGATGCAAATGCATATTGTTGGGTGTTACTTGGTAAATTAGCAGAAAAAATGAATATAAAGGCTGAAGAAATATACAAGATGGAAATAAAAGACATAGGAGTATACGAAGTATTACCAATAAAAAATGCAGCAGTAGAAAAATTTATTGAAGCATGGCAAAAAAATGGAATTGGATGGCCATGTGAAGTAATAGGAAATAGCAAAATAGATGGATATACAAACGTAAAAGCATATTATGGAAGTTCTACTTATGATAGTAAACAAATGTGTAGACTTATAGATAGTATAGTAGAAGATTGTAAGTCGCAAGGTATACCAACGGATACACCAGAGCAAATAGCAAGATATAAGGAGGCTTGGAAATAGTGGATACCAGTATGTTAGCATTTCCAAAACCAAAAGATAAAAAGAAAGTAAAAAAAGATACAAAATGTATCAAAAATGAGAAAAGCACTCGAAAAAATAGAAAAAGTTGTTCAAAAAAGGAAGAATTTTGTATAATGCCAAAAAGTAATCTTTATTCGACGACAAGATTTAATGGAAGTGAAAGGCATGAAGTTTTTGAAGGCCGAACAGGAAATAGAGATAAATCTATAGAAGACGGATTAGTTATATTTTTAACACCTGAAATGCACAGAACTAGTCCCAAAGCAATTCATAAAGATTATGAATTTTGGAATAAGGTAAAAGAAATAGCAGAAAAAAGATGGTGTAAATATTATAAAAAAAATAAAAAAGATTTTAAAGACAGATATGGAAAAAATTATTTATAGGGGGAACAAATGAAAATATTAGGTTTAGATACTTCTACTACAAGCACAGGATATGCAGTATTAGATAATGAAAAATTAATAAGTTGTGGAACAATAAAGACACCTAAAAAAGCTGATTTATTAGATAAGATAATTTATATAGAAGAACATATAAAACAAATTATTAAAGCAAAGGAAGTAGATTTTATAGTAATAGAAGATTTAGCAGTAACAAGGAGTGCAAGTACAACAAAGGCACTAGCTGGGCTACTATATCATTTACTTACAGAATTTAGAAAAAGAGAGTTACTTGTAGTACAAGCAAGACCTAGCGAATGGCGTAAAGTGTGTGGAATAAAAGGTAAATGTAGGAAAGAGTTAAAAGAAAATGCAATACAACATGTTAAAAATGTTTATAACATTAATGTAAATGACGATGAAGCAGATAGCATTTGTATTGCAGAATTTGGAAATAGTTTAGAGGTAGAATATGATTGAGAAAAAATTAATAAAAGAATATGAAAAATATAATTTATATGGGATATATAAAAATAAAAAATTATTATATAAAACTTGCGAAAGTAATATAAAAGATTGTTATAAAAAAAAGGAGAAATTAAGTGATGAAAAAAGTAAAAGGAATTGAACTAATGAAGATGATAAAATCAGGAGAGATAAAAGATGATACAAGAATAAAAGTAATATATGGATTTTCTAATCCTATTTATATTTTTAGAAATTATTGTTTATATGACAAAAATAATAAAGAAATGGGAGTAAGTGTATTATTATCAGAGAAAGATTTTGAAATACTAGAAGATAAAATAGAAGAAATAGAAGAAATAGAAGTTGATAGAAATAATTTTGTTCATACTGAATTAGGAAGTTTTAAAGGTAGAAAAATGGATATTGCATTTGCAAATAAAATTAACGAATTAGCAAGAGCAGTGAACTCTTTAGGAGGAAAAGATGAGTGAAATTGAAGTTGGAGAATATGTGAGAACTAAAGAGGGTTATTTGGGAATATTAATAGCAATAAATAAACAGGATTATAATTATTTAGTGGTAGATACTTCAATAGAGGTGAGAAAAGATGGATACCCTTCTACATACTTATATTTGAAAAAAGAAAATATAAAGAAATATAGCAAACAACTAATAGATTTAATAGAACAAAGAGATATAGTAGAAGACGAATATGGCAAATACGAAGTTGCATTTATTTCAGGAAATAGAATATATTGCAATGATTATAATTATGATGATTCTGTAGTAGTATTAGAAGAAAAAAACATTGAAACAATACTAACAAAAGAAATTTATATGGCTAAGTGCTATAAAGTAGGAGGAAAAGATGAATAGAGAGATAAAGTTTAGAGGAAAAATGATACCAGAAAATGAATGGATTTTTGGGACAATATTAAGAATACCAGCTCCACCTGTATGTTTTGGAAAAAGTGAAACAGATAAATACTATATACAGTTTCCAGACCCAAGATATATGCCAGACTGGAATATGTCATATAAAATGGTACAAGGAGAAGTAAATCCAAATACAATAGGACAATACACAGGACTACACGATAAAAACGGAAAAGAAATATATGAGGGAGATATAGTTAAATACAGAGATAGTACGGGACAACATATTGAAAAAGTAATATTTGATAAAGGTTGTTTTTATGCTGGAATACACTGTGGAAGTTCAACAAGAGTAGCACCAAAACTAATTAATCCAAGAATAACAAAAGTAATTGGTAATGTATGGGAAGATAGTGAGTTATTAGGAGGAGAAGATGAGTGTTAAAGGAAAAGTAAAAAGATTAAATAAGAGAATAGAAAATTTGAAGGAAGAATTACAAACTTATCAATTATCCAATAGTAGATTAAGAAATAAAAATGACACGTTAAAGACAGAATTAGAAGGACAAAAAGCAGATAAACAATATACAGAACAATTAGAAAACATAGTTAAATTTGCAATAACTAATCATATAGGAAATTTAAGAGGTGGAATGCGAATAGAAAGATATGGAATAGATAAAATGCAAAATTTAAAATTAAGTATAGATTATGAAGTTCAATACGACAGTTACATAATTAGAGTTAATTATTAGGAGGAGAATAGATATGTGTGAATACTGTGAAAAAATAATAAATAATAAAAAAATATTAGATATAGACAATGAAGAAGAAACGCTTATGGAAATTATTAATCAAAAAAAGTCTTGGGGAAATATGTTATATGTTGAAATAGAAGGACAAGACAATGATGGATATAAGCCAAGTCAGTTCTTTCAAATAAATTATTGCCCAATGTGTGGCAGAAAATTGGTAAAGGAGTAAATATGAGCGAAGAAGAAAAAAACAAAATAGCAATAGATTTAGCAAAACAAGGAATAGACTTAGAAGACGTCGAGAAAATTTGTTTAGATTTAGTAAAATGGTTTAAACCTGTTATTGATTTAGCAGTAAAAAATAAAAAAATTTTAGATAAATATGATTTAAGGAGTAAATAAGATATGAGTATGAGTGTAGATTTATATAAATTAAATTATAAAAAATTTGTTGATGAATTAATGAAAAATCCAAAAATAAATAACAGAGAACTATTAAAAAAAATAATATTGGAATTTGGAAACAAAGTTGGCGAAGACTTGATTATATTAGAAAATGAATTTTGGGAAGATGGAATTTGCACATGGAATATGTTTGCAATGATACAAGAAATATTTGAATTAGAAGATGATGAATATATAAGTGATGTTTTTTATGAATTACGAAAAATTTTAATAAATTACAAAGAAATAGATGATGCATATGAAAATTTAGGAATAGAGAGGAGTGGTACATAGTGAAAGAAAAGATAAACAAAAGAACAGCTAAAGATAGTATCGAATATTTAGAACTAGAATGTATTGTTAATAATAAAATACATGATTATATATCAAAGTATCATAATTATCCTAAATATATCAAATTGCCTTTATGGATATTTGAATGTTTAAAACAAACAATGCGTGAAGTAGATTTAAAAATAGATTATAAAACAGAAGAATTTACATTCTTTAATTTAAAAGTTTGTGAAACTGTTAGTATAGAAAAAGCAGAAGAAATAGAGGTGTTTTAAGTGAAAGAAAATAGTATAGAAGATAGAGTTAATATATTAAAAATAGAATGTTATATTACAATAAATGATGAGAAAGAGCCAATCTTAAATATTGGTACAAGCTTTTCAAATATGATAGAAAGTGAAGAATTTAAGTATTATAATGATGAGTTACATAAAAATATTAAACCAGTTTTAAATGATTTAAAACAAATGTTACTAAACACATTAGAAATGGAGGAAGAATGAAAAATAGTATAGAAGAAGATATAAAAATATTAGAAAATATGAATGACGGATATACTTTCAAAGATTGCGATATATGCAATAACTATAATGAAAAAACAAAACAGTGCGATAAACATAAATGTATGGAATTACAAGCTATAGAACATATTTTATCCGATTATAAAAGAGCATTAAAGGAGAATGAAAAATTAAAAAATGAAAACATAAGATTACGAAATATAAGAAATGAATACAAATATGGAATAGAAAATACACATCTTATAACTAAAAGTGATTTAGTACAAATAGATATAAACAAATATATGATAGAAATAGAAAATGGAAGGTTTGTGGATTTAAAGCAGATATATCAAGAAAATAAGAAATATAAAAGATTAGCTGAAATGAATTTAAAAAGTGCAGAAGAATTTAAAAATAATATATGTGAGCATAGATGTTTGTTAAAAAGTGAAAATAAAGAACAAAAAGAACTAATAGAAAGAATGAAAAGATTTTTGTTAAAAGAAAACAAGATGCGTGATTATCTTGATTATCTGGAAAGTGAGGAATAAATGAACGATGAAGAAAAGAAAAAGATTGAGTTAGATATTGAAGCGAAATATGTAGGTAAAACAGAAAAAGAATTTTTAAGTAGACTTACTTATGCAGAATGTTTATATATCTTAACACCTGAGAATAAATACCGTGATGAAGTAATAAAATTATCAGTATTAAAAATACGTGAAATAATAGACAAACTACAAAAGCAAATAGAAAAATTAAAAAAAGGGGAAATAATATGTTTAAAAGAATAAAAAAA